TTGGTGGTGGCGGAGGTGGGGGTGGAGTATTTGACGGCATTGTCCCAGTTGTTCCAGGAACATCTTATACCGTAACGATTGGATCTGCTGGTATTAGCGCAGCAGCAGTAACTGCTGGTGGAGGATCTGGTGGGAATACTGCATTTGGCTCACTTATCACTTGCCCTGGTGGGCAAGGTGGAGTATCCCAGGCTGCTGGAACCGCAATATCTTCCGTTAGATCCCCTGCATATTCAAGTACAAACCCTGGCGGAAGTTGGGGTGGTCACGGAACTTGTGGTACTAACAATTATCAAGGATCTTTTGGTGGGGGGGCAGCATCCAAACCTCATATCGCTATGAAACCGAGCGATGCCATTGCAACAGCGTATGTTAATAATACTCACGCAACTATTACAATATCCTATAACAACGGATATGGAATTATCCAAGTTCCATATGTAAATATTGACCTAAATCATACAACAACATTGGCATCGAGTTCTTCTTCTTCTCATTCAGTACAATGGACGAGTGATACTTCTACACTTAATTTGCCATACATTAAGAGAAATAGATCGCAAGGTATTATTCCAAGAAGTACCTCTGGAGTGACCGTTGCCGCAGGGGCATCTTGGAAGGGTCTTGGTGCTGGTGGCGGAACAATGAATGTTTCTGCACTTGCTAATTACTTTAGAACTGATCCTTCGGTAGAATTTATCGATCCAAGTGCTGGATATAATAGCATGACAAAATCTTCATATGGAGCAAGTATGGATTTTAGTTCTATTTATATTGGAACCCCTGCTGCCAACAATAGTGGGGCTGGTGGTGGTGGCGCATACGCTCCACCCACAGTTGGTTCTGGTCTTAGTGGTGGCGGTAACGGTGGATCAGGATATCTGGAGGTAACGTGGGTGGAGTAAAAAACTGGGCAGTAATCGTAAATGGGATTATCGTAGAAAGAGTTCTTGCCGAAGAAAGTTTTTTTGACTTGCCTATTTCCGTTAATGGATCTATCAAGTCAAAATATCCTTCGTTTATTATTGTAGACCTGTCAACTCACGGAACAAATCCAAATGTGGGCTGGCAGTATATCAATGGTGTTTTTTCTGACACTAATACAATTACACAAGTAGATACTGAAATTCTTAATGAAGAAGAGAATTCAGTGATAACTACTGGATAAGTAATGACGGAGCTTGCCGCCCTCGGTCTGACCGAAGAAGAAGTAGCCGCGCTGATAAAATGATGGAAGATTTGGAGCAAGACTGTGGCTTCTAGACTAAAGATCCGCTCTCAGCTACCCCTCGTAGAGAGGGGCGGCATCCTTGATGACTGTGGGCCAGCATCCTGCGCTGCCGCCGTGTCGTGGCTCCTGAACAAGGAGATCACCGCCAAGGAGGGCGTAGCGGCCAAGGAGAAGGCCACTGGCCGTAAGGACAAGCCTGGGGTGGCAGACAACGCCACCGACCTCTCCGAGATCATCAAGACCTGCAAGGTCCTCGGTGCAAACGGTCGATGGGCGCGGGACTGGGACGATGTGGTCAAGAGCCTCAAGGCTGGCGCTGCAATCGTCATCAACGTCCAGGCTGCACGATTCTACCCGCCGCAGGCCATCAGCGCCTGGCACAAGCGATTCGTTGGCCGTCACGCAGGTGCTACCTATGGCCACATGACTGCTGCCGTATGGGACAAGGAGTTCGGGTTCCAGTTCGCTGACCCGACCTTCTCAGGACTCAAGGCAGAGAAGTACGCAGTCTCCGTCACGGAGAAGGAACTGAAGGCAATCGCCTCAAGCAAGGGTGAGGCTCCGTACAAGCGGTGCGTCATCATCAAGAAGTAGGAGATACAATGAGCAAGTCAGTACAGGCAACAATCGCATCATGGGCACGCTCTTTCCTTGCAGCCTGCCTCGCGCAGTTTATCGCCCTCGGCGGCGGCGCATTTGACTTCGGAACTGATGGATGGAAGTCCGTCCTTTCCGCAGGCATCGCAGCCGTTGTTCCAGTCGTTATCCGCTGGCTGAACCCAGAGGACAAGTCATTCGGCGCAGGAGCGCGTGAGTAACATCAACCTGGCTCCGGTCCTTACCGGCTGCCACGTATGCCGTAGCCCATTTGCTGACATGATCAGCAAGAGAATGCGCGAAGGTATGCCTGACACAAGGATCAGCAAGTGGCTGGAGTCCGAGGGTCAGTACGTAAGTAGGATCACACTTGGCAAGCATCGAAGGGAACACCTTACTACAGACTTCGAGCAGGCCAAGGCAGCTGCGATCAAGGTAATGGAGAAGCGCAAGAACACTCTAAAGCCAACCGCCGGCACCGACCTGGCCTCACTGGTCAGGGACTACACCTTCTCAGCTGTAGAAAGCGGTGAGCTGGTACCAAGCCTGTCAGAGGGCCTTAGGGCCCAGGAGATCCTTGACAGGCGCCAGGAGAAGGGCGCAGACAGGGATCTGGCGATGACCCTGGCTTCGATACTAGGCGGCGCAACGGTGGTAGAGGGAATTGCCACTACGGTAGAGCCGGAACTCCTTACAGAATGATGACCTGGGTGTATGTCGGTGGAACGTTTGACATGTTCCACCACGGACACGCAGAGTTCCTGAGAAAGTGCAGGGATTACGGCAGGGTCATTGTATCGCTTAACTCAGACGAGTTCGCAGAGCGGTACAAGAGAAAGCCGATCATGAACATCGCTGAGCGGATGGCTGCAGCACAAGCCTGCCGCTGGGTCGACAAGGTCGTTGTGAATATCGGTGACGAGGACACAGGGAAGACCATCGAATCGCTTGCCGGAGTCAAAGTGATCTACATAGCTCACGGAGATGACTGGACCGGAAACTCACTCCTTGGTCAGCTAGGTATAAGCCAGGAATGGCTAGACGAACGATCAATTCAAATGCTATACGTTCCATATACTCGGGGAATATCAAGCAGCGATATCATTAGGAGAATCAGTGGCGACGTTCACAGCAATTGTAACTGCTCATGCGGACGAGGCGGCAATGCTACGTACGATCAACTCCCTTCTGGCCCAGACCAGGGTCCCTAATGAAATCATTGTACTGGCTAGTGATATTAGCCTCTCTGAAGCTGAAAGAGCGTATCCGGCGATCAGGTTCCACCCGGAGCCAAACCTTAGCGACTGGGGACACGACAAGCGAGCCAAGGGGCTTGACCTGGCGGCATCTGATTACTCGGGGTGGTTCAACCACGACGACTCATACGACAAGACGTACATCGAAGTGATGATGTCTGAGGCGGAGGCAGGACACGACGCAGTCTATTGCGGGTGGTCCAAGTCCTCAACTCCAAACTTCAGGTCCGGAAGCTCAACATCCGGCAACTACATAGTTAGCACTGCACTTGCCAGGGAGGCAGGGTACACGGACCGTCACTACGAGGCTGACGGAACGTTCATCAATGGGATTGCCTCGAAGGCTAAGTCAGTGAAGTTTGTGCCTAAGGTACTGTACTTCCACAATGAGGTAAGAAATGGCTAAGACAGCAGCATGGCAGCGCAAGGCAGGTCAGAACCCAAAGGGTGGCCTAAACGCCAAGGGGCGAGCATCTTACAAGGCGCAGACCGGAGGAACTCTAAAGGCTCCGGTTAAGAGCGGGGACAACCCTCGTCGAGCATCCTTCCTGGCACGGATGGGCGGAATGCCTGGCCCTGAGCGCGATGAGAAGGGCCGGCCAACCAGGCTCCTACTCAGCCTCCAGGCGTGGGGAGCTAGCAGCAAGGCAGACGCCAAGGCGAAGGCTTCTAAGATGAGCGAGCGCCTTAAGAATAAGAAGAAGAAGGAATCTTGAAGTCTGTCCAAGGACAAGCCGCTCTCGATTTGGCTCGCGGTCGCAGTGACATCAAGTTCTTTGCTTCTCGCTGGCTCGGTATCGAAGGCAACGCAGGACAGGTCCGATGGTGGGAGGCCTGCGCTGACCGCGCAGATGACGGATTCCGGCCACGGTACCTCACAACTGTCGTTTCCGCTGGCAATCGTGCCGGCAAAACGCTCGCGATGGCGGTTGTCTGCCTTCATCATGCCATCTACAAGCTCGGCATTAGACCTCCCAAGGCGGGAGATCAGACGGATGCGCTCAGGTGGATCAATGATCCGTACGAGTGGTACCACGTCGGGATTCAGCAAGAGACTGCAGAGCTGGTTCATCGGGAGATAGCGATGATCTTGCAGGGTGCACATCCTGCACAGAAGGGCCGTGGATGCCCGCTGACCGCAGATCTAGGCAAGGTTGCAGACTTCGAGAAGAAGTACCGAGGTGAATACCTATGGATAAAGTTCAACCCGATAATGGGCGGGGCCAGCATCCACTTCCGGACGACGCAGGACAAGGCGAAGGCGCTCCTGGGCAAGGACATGCAGGGAATCTCGTTCGACGAGGCAGCTTTCGAGCCGCACTTGGTAACAATCTACCAGGAAGTTCTCAACCTGCGGCGACTGTCTACCGGGGGACCTCTTCACTTCATAGGAACACCAACAGAAGGCTACAACGACTACTCGGATCTATGGGAGATGGGAAACCCGGAGAACCCGACCAGGGACGACCAGTTCATATCGTTCCGGTTGTCCACGAGGGACAATATAGGATACGGACTACGTCAGGAAGATTTCGACGCGGTCGTTAGGCAGCAAGCAGAGTACCTAATCCCGCAGAACGTAGACGGATACTTCATCGAGTCGAGGAAGGCATTCTTCTC